CTCATAGGCCGCCACGACGCGGTCCTGCATTGCGAGCGCCTGTTCGAGGCCGAACTTGGCCGCCTCGAGGTCCTTGTCCTTATTCTCGTCCCAGATGTCAGGCATGACTACCCCCTCACGAAGTCGGCCATGACGGCCGGCGCAGCTGCATCGAAACCCACGACGTCGAGGCATCCCGCATCGTCAGGGTCGGCGATGGTAAACCCGTTCGACACGACCCCCGCCACGATGAGCTTGGCGGGGATGCCGGTCGCCTTGCGATAGGCGCGCAGGGCCTGCATCGGATGGACGTTCCCGCACCACGTTTCCGAGTCGGTGTAGATCTCGAACACGTCGACCTCTACTCGGTTGTGGAGCGCCCAGCCCATCGGAATAGCGCAGTCGGTGCCCCCCATCGGTATGCGCTCCATGATGTGAACTGCGTCATCCAGGCGGGTCTTCGGAGAGATGGGCACCGGGACCATCCGATCCGAGAAGGCCAGCATCCCGTACTGCCTCTCAGTGCGGGCCGTGACGAGCGCGAGCGCCGCCACGCACTGGCGCGGGGTGAGCGGCGTGCCGGCGACGTTGCCGATATCCATGGAGCGCGAGACGTCGAGCGCGAGCAAGGTGCGCTTGCCGGTGGCCTCCACGTGCTCGAACAAAGCGTAAAAGGCGTCGTTCAGGGCGTCGACGATGCGCTGAGACGGATCCCACCGAAGGCTGCCCTTCACGCCGTGGCCGGCGGCGAAGACCGACTGCGCGAGCAGAATCGTGATGGGGTGGACGCGCGCGCGGCGCAGACCCTCCCGGTTCGCGAGTCGGTCGACGACGTAACTCTCGGCCGCCGACATGGGGCTCAGGAGTCCGATGGACGTCATCTTCCCAAGGTTGCGAATAAGGGCGGTGTAAGGCATGCCGTAGTCGCCCGCGCGGAGGAGCGCGTCCCAGACGTCAGTGGAGTTCAGAAGCTCGGTCGGCACGCACTCGCGCGGCAGAGCATAGGTCTGGATGAGGCGCACGGCCTTGGCCGGTTCGGTGGCCTTGCGGAGTTCCTCAAACGCGCTGACGATCGGAGGGAGCGCAAGCCCGTCGCAGGCCGGGTAGGTGTCCGTTCGGGCCACGTAGCGCCGGTCCTTAGAGATCGCCGGATTCGAAACGAGCCGCTTCACGCTGCGAGCGTCGAGCGAACCGGCCGTCGCCCACCGATAGAGCGCCTCCCGGCTCGCGTCAGGGCTCTTTCCGTGGCACTTTCGCAGCACGTCGCGGTGAGACCATCCGCCTCGCTGCTGGTACTTCACGAGGTTGAGGGCAAGCTGACTCGCGGTCTGCGAGGCATACCATCCGGAGAACGCCTTGCGGGTCGTGCGCCCCCAGCCGCCGAACGCCTTGACCGACTCGGCCAGCTGGAAGATGTGCGTCCCGATCCGGCAGACCTTCGGGACCGCCTCGACGGCCAGGCGGCGCGTCGCGGGGTCGCCCATCTTCAGGCACATCGCGAGAACGAACACCGCCGGGTCGTGCTTCGGCGCGCGGCCGGTCATGCTGATGCCGACCGTGAGCGCGAGAGCGCGCGGCCCGTCGGCCTTGATGCACCGTAGGACCGCATCCGCGTTCCCCTTCGTCAGATTGTGCTCAGAGGCGTAGTACGACCCTCCCTGGCTCCCGAGGATGAGGAATCGTTCGAGGCGCTTCCAGTCGTCGACGGGGTAGGAAAATCCGCCGGCCGAGTTCTGGACCTGCTTCTGCTCCTCGCCGGGGATGGGCTCGGACTGGGGAGTCTGCTGCGTCGAGAAGTGCTGCGTGTAGCGCGTCGCCATCGGCTGCTCCTTTCGGCCCGCGTGAGCGGGCGGTAATCGGGCGGGTCGAGGTGGTTCTGCGGGGTCTAACTACGTGCTGACGTGGACTGTTCCCTCCCACCGTTCGGCGCCCGAACTACACAGAGGGCAAGAGGCGACGAGGATTTTGAGGCCGCTCCACCTGCAGCGGATACCCGGAGTCGAACCGGAACCTCCCGATAACCCTTCGTCATCGGCCCTCTTACTTCTCGCTCGCGTTTCTTCTCTTAACGGATTCCCAGGTTGCCTGCGTGTCCTTCGCCACAACATGAATCGGGCCAAAGGTGAGCTTCTCGAGACCGTTGCCTTCCTCCATCTCCTTCTTCGTTGGGACTTCCAGAATCGCGACCTCGAACAGTGGCATTTATCCTCCCGGTGCGGCGATTCCCGGGCCACCGCGGAGCATCATCATGGTCGTCATCCGAAGAGTCCCAGCTGAACGGGAACAGTCGTGGTTTGCGCAGGCGCAGGCGGCGGTGCTGCAGTCTTCCCGCGGCTTGGACAGGTAGCCTTGTTTTGGCGGTGGTAGTTCTTGCAGCGCTCGCCAGCGGGGACGCGGCACTCCTCACAGGGGAAGGAGAGCGGATCGAGAGGGGCCTTGGTACCGTCGAGAGCCAGGCCGCGACCGATCGTCTTGCGGACGTTCTCCTGCTCGGCGTTCAAGGGCCCCTCTCCATCCGGCCTGGTCGCTGGCGCGATAGCTTCGAAGCCCGGCACGAGCTCGGGGAAGCCGATCCGACGATCGTCGCACCAGAGGCATCGGACCGGCGCATCGCGAGCGGCGTCATGCCTGGGAAAGGCGCCGTTCAACCAGGTGATGATGAGCGCACCGCCCTCCTCGACCTTCCGGCCACCGGTGGAGTGGGCCGGCTCGGAGCGGGCTCCGCATTCGGTGCAGACGGCGATGTCGCCCGGCCTCATGGCCTTCCTCCATTCTGCTGCGCTGCCACCCACGCGCGGTGCGTCGCCGCCTCTAGCAGGTCATCCAGGCGCCGCGCCTCGACGGTGGCCACCAGCGTTCGGCGGATGCGCCAGGGCTCCGCCATGGCCTGCTCGACGGGGCGCAGCGGGCAGCTAGCGAAGTGCGCCTGCTCGTCGAGGTCAACTCCACAGCCACGGCACACGCCCGGCCGGAACGACCGGCGTGGGGCCTCCCGAGTAACCACCGCGAGCTCGTGCGTGAGATCGACGGTCATGGCAATGGTTTCCCCTCGACCTCCGCTCGCGCACGCGCGGCGGCGATCTCGAGCGTGGATCCGTAGAGCACCACCACTTTCCCGGTGGAGCGCAGCAGGACGACGCAGGGCGTGCGGTCCACGTCGCGGACGTCTGCTACACGGCAGATGGATAACGCTGCTCCTTCGGCCCCCGGGTGAAGAGCGAACGGACAAGGAATTGAGGTTACGGTTTTCGTGCTCTACCAGGCTGAGCTACGTGCAGACCTATCGGCCTGCCCGGCTGGATTTGAACCAGCGACCCCGACCTTGGCATGGTAACGCAACCTCATTCGGCCCGTTCAAAAGGGTTAGGCAGCCTTGCGCGGAATCTTCAGCTTCCGGCACTTCGGGCAGCGCAACCAGGGGTGACCCGACTTCGGGCGGGTGCGGTAGGTAGCGCCGCACATGACGCACTTCCTGACATGCTGCTTGGGTGTGATTCTTTTCACCGGTCGCCTCCTAGTGAAACAGGGCGGATAAGAGACTCTGGTTGGCTCTGTCTATTGTAAGCCAACCGGATCGACCCGCCCTTGTTCGTCACGCAACCTACCGGGAGGTTGCCTCGCTGTCAACCACCCCTTGCCGAGCGCGCATCCTCTCGCGCGTCGTCTGCCTTCTGGTCGGCGCGGGCCTGCTTGCGGTCCGACTTGGCTTCAGCCTTCGCTTCCTTCTCGTCGACCTTGGCCTGCTCGACCTTCGCCTTGGCAGCGTCCTCGGCGGTCATCGGTGGACTGTCGGGGGGCAGAACCGGGTTCTGCCTGAGCTTGCACCCCTAGCCCCCGCCATGGGGGTGCCCTGAACCTAATCACCCCACCTGCGCGGCCAGGGTACGCGCTACCGCCTCTCGGACGATGACGCGCTCGCGCGGCTTGAGCGGGGCGAGCTCGGCCCACCAGTCGGAGGGGTGCTCAAGGCCGGCGCGGTACGCTTGCCGGATGAGGTCTGCCCGCGCTTGCGCTTCGACCGGCCCCTTCGCCGGCAGGGACCACGTCGCCTGAGTTTCCATGCGTTCCTCCTTTCATCGCCCGGTCGATGAGGAGCCGGACGATCCATGACTGGGTCCTGTCGAGGTCGGCCGAGGCACGGGCCAGCCAACTGTACTGTTTATCGTTGAGGTTGAGCGTCACGCACCTTCGGGGCTCGTCCGTGCGCCGGTATCCGCGGCCAGAGCGCACGTTCCACACGGCCTACCCCGGAGATCCGGGACAGTAGTCGTGGCCGGGAACCATGAAATCAAGGGCCGTCATCCCGCAGAAGGACTTGTGTCGGCTGCGGCTCTTGCACTCCGGGCAAGGCTTGTGTGAGAAGCGCGGATCTTTCGCCTCGGACTGCGGCATCGTGACCTCCTGGTCGTGTGGGGCGCCTACTCCAGCGCGATCGACGCGTTGGCCGTCATCACGCACTCGCGCAGCTTGCGGATCGCTGCGGTCCTGTCGGCGCTGGGTGGGCAGCATTTCTCGATCACCAGCGCCAGCACCTTGGCCGCGTCGCGGATCTCTACATACCGCGCCGGCTGGTCGCCCTTCGGCGGGTGATACATGAACCACTGCTCGATCTCGTCGCGCGTCTTGTCCACGTGCATCGGCTCCCCTTTCGGTTGGTGTTGAGGCACGCCTATCCGCCTCGGCTTCACAGTGGCTCCGCGGCGAGGAGGTCCCCCGCGACGGAGGTTTCGACAGCCCGCTGGAAGTTGCCGATGGCGCGTTCGGCTTGCCACTTCAACTCATGGAGGCCCTCTTCGCTGAATTCCATGGGCTACCCCCTTCGCTGACGGATCCGGTCGATCGTCGCAATCATCCTCGCACGTCGCTCGTTCTCTGTCTCGGCCCTCCCGGCCGGAGGCGCGCCGCCCGGCGGGGTCAGGCTCACCTCGCGAGGCAGCGCGTTCTGCAGGGTCTGCGGGATGCGCGTGCGCGCGTAGGGCGCCGGAGCAAGCCCGGCCATGGCGTCGAGGTCGGGAACGTCTGCCCTCATCCTCCTATAGTCCTCAAGAGCGGCCTCCTGCACCTCCAGAACAGCCCGCTCGATGAGGCGCGTCGTGATGGGTGGCCGCCGCCCGGTCGCCTGGAATTCCTCGTCCGACAGCTGATGCAGCCGCTCGTAGACCATCGGGGCCGCGCGCTCGCCGGCCCGCACGAGCAGCTTGAACCGATCCGCATCGGTGGCGATGACGTCCGCGATATCGGCGCGAAGCTCCTGCGCATCCGCCTCGGCCGCGGAGGCGTCCCCCTCCTCCAGCCGCTTGGCGATCTTCGCCTCGGCCTCCCGCTGCTCGCGCGCCGTGCGCTCGGCGAGCTCTTGGAACTGCTCGGCCGTGTGTTGCTCGGTCTGGGCAAGCCGCTCCTCCATGACCGCTAACTTCTGCTCGGAGGTCAGCCTTTCCCCTTGCAGCTGATGCTGAAGGACCGCCTCGGGAACGAAGCCGTAGTCGCGGAGGAGTTTTGAGGGGTTCTCGCGACGTTCCCGGTCGCTCGCTCGCCACTGTTCGATTTCCTCGCGCTCGGCCTTGACGCGGTTCTCCTCGGCGCGCAGGGCCTGCGTGCGCTGGCGCAGGAGCTTGTCAGCCCTCGCCTCCTGCGCGAGGGTCCAGGCATCGACCTTGGGTCGCGCCTCGCTCTCCCGTTCCTGGGGGCCTGCGCCGGGCCCTGGCGCGTCTGGCCCGGTTCCCCCCTGCGGCAGCACGGGGATGGGCGCAGTGGGCGCCATGGAGCCAAAGGCGGCTCGCGACGGCAGGTACTTCGCGGGCGCGCTCGGCGTGACCGGCGAAGCGTTAGGATTGTTGGCGGGCGTGATGCTTCCAGAGATTCCCATGTGCGTGGCTCCTTAAGCCTGCGGCTGTGTCCCTGCGGGCGGTAGCAGCTGAGAGACGGGGGGCGGCGCTGGCACGCCCTGTCCTGGCGCGAGACCACCTCCGGGCACCGCGCCGGGAGCGCCCATCGCCCCGGTCTGAGCCTGCTTCGCGACCGCTTGAGCGGCCTTCTGCTGCAGCCTGCGCACCTCGGTGATCCATGATCCGAGAAGCTTGAGCTTGTCGTCCGGCATCTTGTTGGCAGCGCCAAGCGAGTACTCCTGAATCGCCATTTGCTCCGCCATCTTCAAATTCATGAACCCGTCGGGAGCGCGAGGCTTGCCATTCTCGACGATGTCGTCGAGGCAGGACGTGATCCAGTCCTCGGCCGCACCGAGCAGGTTCTGAACAGCGCCGAGGTCGGGGAATTCGAGAAGCTTCATTCCGGTCTGCTGGTCGATGAAGCCAGCCTTGAGCAAATCCTGCACGGTGGCGAGCCGGCCCGCCGGCGTTCTGGGCAGCGTCGAGACCGGCCATGGACGAACGATATATTCGTCCTCGTCGAGGTGGACGTTCTTCCAGTCGATGGAGCGGAGGAATCGCTGCCCGGGGAGCGATGCGCTGCTCACTGGGGCGCGCAGGCCGTACTTGTGATCGTCCTCGAAAATGTCGCGCACGCAGTCCAACTGCAGGCGAACGACGTCCATGTTCGCCTTCTCGAACGCCTTGGAGACCGACTGGAATCCCTCGCTTTCGATGTCGTGATACTCGCGCTGCGCCTCGCCGCTATCGAGCCCGGCCGGCTTCTCGCCGACCGCTGACAGTGCGCTGATGCGCGCCATCTCGAACGCGCGAGCCTTGATGCGGTCGAAGTGCTCAAAGTACTGAGCGTTCAGCGCGGGAGGGGTCAAGAATTGCGGCATCATCGAGCCCTTCGGCACGTGAAGAATCGAACCGATCTTGTCGATGAAGTGCTGGTCTGGAATGGTGCCGGCCCGACGGCGATGCGGAATGCCGCCATGAGACGGAAGGCGCGCTGGAACATCAACAAAAGGTGGTTCATCTCGACTTGCGAGCCGATGAGGTCCTGCGCCAGGCTTAGCCCGTGCCAACCATAGGGCGCCTTCTTCCAGCGAAAGCGCGCGAACGGGAAATGGTCCTTGCCCCACGGCTCGCGAACGAGCACGCAGTTGTTAATCCAGATGACGTGCTGTCCGTCCTCGGTCGGGCTCTTGCCGTCCTCGCCCATCGACGAGGGCAGGTGCCACGACTCTCCGAGCGCGACGCTGTCGGCGAGGTACTGATACGAGCCGCCGAGTTCCTCCTTCGACACGACGTGGGCATGCTCGATGGCGTCGCGCATGGCCGGCGTCTTGCCGTAAGCCTCCAGGAGATACTCGCGGTCGACGCTCTTCGCCTGATGCAACTGCGTGGGCTTGTCGTACAGTCCGTCGACCTCGTCGACGTAGATCTCCGAGGGGATGATGCGTTCGGTGACGACACGCTTCGTGCGAGGGTCGGCGTAGATCTTGAGGATGCCGTCGTTGAGGAGCGCGCCGTCGCGGAACCAGTCGCTCGCGACCTCCTCCATGTTCGCTTCATAGGAAATGCCGTCGGAGAACTGGCTGAGCTTCTTCGCTCTCCGTTGCTGGCGATAGTCGCCCCCCTGCGTGAGGAACGACGCTCCGACCGGTTTCCCGGAGATCTTGCTCTGGAGCGTGTCGATGACGATCGCCATCACGTTGTAGGTGAGCCGGCCGGAGAGCGAAGGGTGGAGGGTTTGGAGCCGGTCGTAGCTGATACCGAACGCCGAGCCTGGAATCATGCCGCCATAGAGCCGGGCGCAGATCTGGCGCTGTTGCTCGAACGAGGTCTGCATTTTCCGGATGTGGTCCACGACGGCATTGAGTGCGCCCGGCAATTGCGCGTCGGGCAACTTCCACCAGCGCATATTGACCGGAAGGTTCTTCTCGTCGGGACCCTGGTTGCGGGCGCCCTTCGTGTGCATCATGCCTAGCTGTCGATTTTCTTTGCGTCCCGGCTTGATCGCCATGGGCCACCCTGAGCGCCGCGCGCTCGCAGAAGTTGGTCGTCAACTTCGGGGGCCCTAGACGTCAGCCGCTTCAATCCGATGGTCGTACTCACTTACTGCTTCCTCTCGTTCACCGGCACATAGCCCGGCGCGGAGTGCATGAGGATGTCCTCTTCGCTGGGTATGTCGCGCTCGAGGTGCTCGACGAGCGCCTTGAACTCCTCTGGGTCGGGCGGCGCCGGGCCGAAGTGGAGCTCGACATCCTCCATCTTGAGGAGGGCGATGCCGGCCTTGCGGCAGACCGGCGTCAGTTCGGCGATCATCGCCGCGATTTCCGCCGTGCTCTTCATCCTGCGCTCGCTCACTTTGCCCTCGCAATCTTCTCGGCCATGGTCTTCGCCATCGTCGGCGGGGGCCGCCGGCCACCGAGGCCGTGCCCTCGCCCAATCGTCTTGGGTCGCCGGTTGCCCTTCCACGTCGACGAGGTCGTCACGGAGTGTATGAGGTTCCCGCCGGCCGTGACGATGGCGACCGCGCTCGGCACGGTCAGTTGCCGCTCCATCCGGTTGCCGCAGTGGCAGTAAATGGGCTCGTTGCGGCGATGGACTGGGCGAAGGTCGTCCTCTTTTTGCCCGCAGACGTCGCAGGTGAAGCTGTAGAGAGGCATCACTGGCCTCCTTCGATGCGGCTAAAGGTATATTTCTTCTCGGGATGCGCCTTCATGTCTGCCGCGACTGCGTGCCAGTCTATTTTCTCCGCCTTGGCGTTCCTCTCCACCGCCGCCTTGACCTGAGCCTCAAGCGCGACCTCGACGGACCACCGCTTGAACGGTCTCGGGGTATTCGTTTCGCTAAAAATAAAGTACGCCTCTTCTTTGCCGTGGAATACCTCACCAAACACGCCGCCGAGCTCGACCTGGCGGTAACGGCCTAGGTCGGCCTTTATCCACTCGTAAACCTCATCAGGAACCGGGATAAGCCTCATCTCACCCTTTCGATGCGTTTCGGCAGATTGTTGCGTCTCACCGCAGCCTTGCGCTGCTTCGAAGAGCGCCCCCACATCTCAGGCGTCCTCAATGTGATATCCGACCCTCATCACGCACGCCTCGCAGTCAGACGCGGGCAGGTCGCACTTGTCGCATCGCAGCTCGGTGATGGTGGGGACGGCCTTGCGTCGCTTCTCGACCGTGAGCCCGAAGAGAGGCAGTACATGAACGGTGACGCGGCCCAAATGCAATTCCCAGTGGTTCATTTGGCTCTCCTTTCCCGTCCTATCCTCCAGCTGCACCACAGCAGAAATACGACCAGCACGAGCGCCAGCGACTTGATTAAATCGATGGGGGCCAGTACGACCGCCGCGAAGACCGGCAGCCACCACGGCAGCGAGAGGTGAATGGCTGGAGAGGCTGGATTCGAACCAGCGGTAGGCGGCTTAACAGGCCGCTGCCTTGCCTCTTGGCTACTCTCCAATCGGTTCATCCCTCCCCCCATCCGGAAAGATCGACGCCCCACTCATTCGTGTTTTGACGCGCGGCGAGCACCTCGGCCTGCGCTCGCTCGAACATCCGGCGCCTCTCCTGGGCGGCCCACTCAGGCGAGCCGAGAACCGGCTTCGGAATCGGCACTCGCTGAAACCAGCCGAGAGCCTCGCGATAGGCGTACAGCAAAGCGTCGCAGACGTCGGAGTGGAATCGCTCGCTGATGACGCGCTTATCGGGGGTGGTCTTCTCGTGGTCCCACTCGACGAGTAGCGAATCGTGCGCGAACCGGCCAGCGGCCTTGACGAGAAGGCGCCCGGTGCGGAGCGCGTCGTTGACGAGTTCGATGTAGCTCTGCTTGTGCTGCTTCTCGGCAGCGGAGACGGGCAGGGCATGACGCGCCGATAGTTCCTCGGCGATCTTCAGTCCGGCGCCCCCCGTGTCCATGACCATGGCAACCACCTTGTCGCGACCGAGGCGCTCGTAAACGCCGCGAATCATGGAGGCGAGCGAGGTGACGTCCTGCTTGTTCTGGATGAGTTCGTCGGTGACCCAGACGCGGGTGTCGTGACTGTTCCAGGCGAGCACGACGAGCGCGTCCGCGTCCTCGTAGCCTATGTCGATCCCGATGCAATACTGCCAGGTGCCGGCTAGCAGGGGCAGTGACTCGTAACAGTTTTTCTGCGGGTCGAACTTGAAGACGAGCGACTCTGGGTCGTAGACCCACTTACCGAACCACTCTCGCTGAATGGAAGGATCGTCGCGTGATAGACCCCGAACGCGGAGGGTCTTCTCGAGCATCCCAGGCGCCTTGTCGCGCAGGAAGGGGTTGTCCCAGACGGTCCAGTGATGGTGCGTGTACTCGGCGTTCTGGGTCGTGGCATGGAAGAATCCTACTGGCACAGGGCCGGGCGTGCCGATGACGCGGAGTTTGCCGCCATAGTCGATGAAGCTCGGCAACAAGACGTCGTTGATCATGTCCTGCACGTACTGCGGTAGGGTCTGGGCCTCGTCGGCAGCGACTCGCCCCCAGCCGGTTCCTCGCGCTTTCTCGATCTCGTCCTTCGTGTTGACACCGGTCAGGTAGACGCTGGGGAAGCCAGCCCGGTACAGGATGAGCTCGGATTCGTTCGGCTCATATCCGAGGTTGAGTTCCCGGTTTAACTTCTTCATCGTTCCCCAGATGATGCGTTTCGCCTCCTTGCGGCTGATGGTGAAATAAAGAGAGGGCGCCTCGGGCTCCCCGATGGGGCCCTCGAGGAGCCACTTCGCGATTCCGTTGGACTTGCCGGCGCGGCGCGAGCAGTCGGCGGTCGCAAAGGTCGCGTCGTCCTCGAGAAAGGTGCGCTGCGGGCCGAAGCACGAGCCGGTGAGCCGTTGGGTGACGGTCGCCATGCCTCCGCGGACGAGGG